CCTTACCACCTTTGTATGCTTCGCCTACTTTCTCTACATACTCACGCACTAGAGTTTCGTCTTCAAAAGCATATTGTTCTTTTGGCTCTTCATCGCCTTCGCCGCCCATGTCGCCGCCAGCGCCACCATCAAAAGCTGCAATTGCATCTTCTAATTCAGCAACTAGGCTATCTAAATCATCAACGGCTGCTGTCATGTCTCCAACAATTTCTTGTGGGTCATCACGCTTCATGTCGCTTTCAAAGTCATCGCCACCGTCCATTGAAGGCATACCATCGTCGCCGCCATCTAGTTCTGGCATACCGTCATCTTCTTCAGCGCCGGCTTCCATAGACATGTCAAAACCTTCGTCGGTTTCTTCGTCCATGCCTTCTTCCATGCCGTCTTCGTCTTCAGCACGGGCTTCTTCCATGCCGTCATCTTCTTCTTCTTGACCTTCTTCAACGTCTTCGTCGAATTCTTCAGAAAGAAGATTTTCATAAATCTCACGTGATTTTTCTACCACGATTTGGTGAAACATTTCTTTTGCTTTGGCTTGGTCTTCATTGACCAAGAACTCGAGCATTTGCTCGAACTTGTTACGATCAGTCATTGTTAGTCTCCTATAATGGTTACAAGGCTGTTGATATATTTACATTGATTTGTAATAAATGGGGTGAAATGGCCTAAAAACAGCTAATTTTTAGGCCAGGTCTTGAGTTGTTGCTTGAAATCAACATAACTCAAGTGTTTGAAATTTGAAAAGTGCCAACTTGGGTCGTAATATTTATCGCCTACTAGCCTGTAATATCTTATGTGTTTATTGTCTCTAATAACTTTTTCAGTCTGTCGCATCCAGTTACCGTAGTAAGTTGCTATGTCTGTAGACTGTTTATAATTCTTACTGTTAGCGTATACGTTGTTAAATTTACCGTTCTCGCCTTCGTAGTCAAAGCCTAAAATGTATATTTCATTAACACCCGAACGGCTGGCAAACTCCAATGCAGTAGGTCCTGAACTCCATCCTAGACTAGGTTTAAAGTAGTTAAACCCCCTAAAAGTTTTGTATCTAGAGTTGCCGTTTGTCCATACTTGATGTGTATGTTGATAGCCTACACTGTTTAATTCCATAACCATTTTTGGATCTACGGCAATTAAAAAATCAGGATCAAATTCCCTATATATGGCATTGCATCCATATATTTTTCCGTATCCAATTAATTCTGGGGGTTGTATAGCAAGACGGCTTTTGCCGTTGCCAAGAACAAAACAACGCATAAATTATCCTTTTAAATAATTATGCTGCCGGTGCCGGTGGGGCGCCATACATTGATTTTACAAATTGTAATTCTTGTTCTTGTTCTAGAATATGCGCTTCACTAGACTTTCTTAATTGATTAATTTGTTCTAGGGTCAATCTAGTTTTTCTAGTATCTTTTTTAGATACTGCGGTAACATCGCGCTTAGGCTCATAGCGCATGTCTGCTGACATGTTCTTAGTGTCTTTGTCAATGTAAAATAATTCTCGAAGGATCATGTTGATATTTATGCTGTTGGGGGCGTAACTGGCATTGGCGCTTGTTCACCGCCATCTGGCATGGCTGCTGCCTGGTCCGGCGTAGCTTCTGTATCAGTTGCGGCTTCTGTATCGGCAGCAATGTCTGTTTGACTAATGCCTACTGAACGTAGTTCGCCACTGCTATCTGTAGGAATTGCATCGCTCTTACCTTGTTCTTCAGCCCATAATCGTTCGTTTTCTGCCATTTCTTCTTCGCTTAATCCTAAGAAACGTTGCAGTGCAAAACGTTTACTGATAAAGGGCACAGCTTGAATGGTGTTAAATGTATTGATACGCTGTCCGTCAACTTCACTTTGACGGTATGCGGCAAAGTTCATTGGAGGTTGTAGTTTTAATTCAAACAAACTTGAATCAATGTTTACACCACGTTTAAACAAGTAACGTTTAAACTCATCATCAAATATATAGGCCGCAAGGCTTTGCAGTCTTTCGCAGTATTTGTTAAATCTAAATTCTTGAATATATGCTGTGCCAACTCGCCCATCGTTATACTGCGCTTGGCTATCATCTGCACCTGTAGGCAGATAGCTACTTGGTATTCTTAAACCACGAAATAACTTGTTTGTAAAGAATTTTAAGTCATCAATCTCGCCAAGATTCGTCCCTCCTGGTAGAGTTTCAACTTTACTTCCTCTTCCTTCAGCGGTCTGTGGGAAGAAGTAATCTTCGTTGATAGATAACGGGTTATATGCTGAATCAATAATGTTAGAGCCACCGCCACTAGCACTTGGAATTCTTCTTTGGTGTATTTCATTTTTCACCCTTTCAACAAAGCCCATGGCCAAGTGACTGGGCATATTTCCCACATCAACATAGAATACTCTGCGTTCTGGAGCACGTTGCACACGATAGATAATGATAGCGTCTTCTAGCAATTCTTTTTGTTTGAATACTTTAAAAACGTTTTCTAATAGGCTGTTACCAAACGGAAAGTTGTTATCTAGTCCTTCGCTCAGTGACAAATGGATAACGTGTTCAGCATTTACAGCTTCTTCCATTTGAGTTAATTCAAATCTAGAACCTGTAGGAGTAGGATATGCACCAGTCATTCCTTTAGCGGCTCCGCCACCGGCCCCGTATGATGTTCCCCTATTTGGCGTATTAGTAGTATTAGGATGAATCATAGTTACTACTAAGTCTTTAAAGTTTGGATTTAAATCTTTAATAACATACTGTTCCGGCTTCTTGCCGTCACTTTCGTTAACAATGATCTTAGTAACTTTACCAGAATCAATATACATCCACTTCTGTGTTTCAGGATCTCGAACAAAAAATGCATCACCGTATTTGAATAAGTTACGCATGATTCTAAAGATTCTAGTTTCAAACTGTTGAATCTTAGACCATTGTTGTAGATACTCTCGTAAAATTCTTACTTCGCTGTTAGTGGCTTTGTTTTTAAAGGAAAGATTAAAGGGCGTAGAATTTTCTTTGTTCTTTTGTGTAGTAAACTCTGCAAGAATGTCCAAGGCTGCATTGACTTCTGGATCCATGTCCATTGTATCATATTGCAAATATCTTTCTACTCTGTTTGGACTGCCAGTATAGACATCTGGAAGATAACTTGAATAGTTTGATTTAGCCGGTCCAGGTCTGTTAGATGAGTTTGGAGACGACATAGGGCTCCAACTGCCATCTGTTAGGGCACCTGTGTTAACTGGTGTAAAGTATTTTTTCCAACTCATGTTACTCTCGCATTTAGGTTACCATTTAATGATTTAGTAGCAGATACTGCCTTTTCCATTAAGTTAGGTAATTTGGACATTTCGCCATTTAGTAGACCTACTTGCTTATTTAACGTATCTAAACTTTTAACTACGTCAGAAAGAGTAGCTTCTTTAGAGCCTGCCGCTGACTTTGACGCACCTGAGTCTTTAGAGGTGCTGCTTCCGGTTTGAGTTGATTTAGCTTTGTCTGCGGCTGCCTGTTTGTCTGCGGCATCACTTTGAGCTGTCACAGAAGTTTTAGCGGCTTCTGCTGGGGCTAATGCTTTACCAGGCTCTGCCATTGGACCCATAAACTTGTCTAACATTCTAGCAAATGGATCTTTGCCGGCAACAGGTTGTGGTTTATTTTTAGCAATGGCTCCGTCTAGATCTCCCCATTCATCGCCCGGAGCATTTTGTGCATATTTCATTGCTCCATCTAAATCACCAAACTCAGTGTCGGGCATTTCACCTGGCATTGCAGTTTCTTTTTCATCTTCATTAAAGCTGACTAGACTGTCTAACAGTTGATCTCGAGTATCTTGGATAGCTACTTCAGTGTCTGCCATTTCTTCTCTAAGATCCAGCAACTCTTGTTCTTTTAATGCAATATCAGCATTGGTGTTTAAAATATTTTGATTACGTTCTGCAATTTTTCTCTGTAATGACAAATTAAGTGCTTCTTCAATGTCTACTTGTTTTTGTAATTCTAATACTTCTTCTGCAGATTCACTGTTGTCTATTCTATTACGCAACATTGCAAGTTCTTCAGTAGACTCTGTTAGGTCTCGTTCGTCATACTTTTGATTGTTTTCGTAGATATCTTTTTGTGTGTTTAGCTTATCAATACCATCTTGTATGCTATCTTCTCGCATTGTTTGAATAACTTTTTCATCACTTAATGCAGATAGTTGTTCACCAATTTGTATTAATTCAGTATCTAAGTAATCTTTCTTAACTGCTAACATTGACTGTGTCTGTTCAGCAATTGAGTCTGTTTGTTTAAGTAAACTGTCTTTCAATTGCATTAATTGATCAATATCAGCTTCTGGTTCAGCACTTTTATATCCTGGGATATCTCCCTTAACAGTAGTTTCTTTACCTCCAGTTACAGAACTCAATGAGGTAGTAATTGATTGACCTATTTTAGATAAATCTATATTCGGCGCAGCATTACCGGCAACGCCCATGTCAATCTTAGGCATGGTTTTTCTTACACCGCCCATAGCAGACTCTATAACTTTAGATATGTCTTGTGGACGCATTACACCTTCTAAGCCGTGCAACTCTACCATAGTGCCCTTGCCCCAGTCTTCAAACATCTTACCTGCCATGTCAAGACTGCCGCCTGCTCTCTTTTCGTTTTTTACAGGTGTTGCATTAGGTGTTGGTTCTGGTAGTTGTCCGTTAACCGGTTCAACATACACTGGAGTTGCTCTGTCTGCTCCTCTAGCAGATGCCAATGGATTTGTTGTTGCGGGTCTTTCTCTTTCTATCCTTGCTCGTTCTTTTTTCTCAGCCTCGTCAGCAGCTACTCGTTCTCTAGCAGCTTTGTCAGCCTGAGGTGCATTCTGATAATCTGGTGATGCTTTTTCTTTTCGTATTGCTTCTTCTCTAGCTGCTTTTACAGCATTTTCATTTTGCACATTTTGTTGTGGAGTCGGTGCTGCATCATTAGTTTTAAACGTATTTTTAAGTTTATTATAACCAGATGTAGTTAGATCAGCATACGATCTTGCCGGCATGTTCTGCATATCGTAAGCATATTTGGCCATTGCAGGAGCAATATCATCATTTAATCGTTTGATAAAAT